CCGAGAGTTTGTAACCTCGCTCTCTGGCAATAGCGCCAATTTTGTCCTACTTGGCTTGTCTGCCATGACCCCCGGATACGATATAAACCCGGGTGTCGCCCAACTGTTTCCCTGGGCGAGTAAGATTGCGCAGGCATACGAGAAGTACCGGTTCACGTCCCTGAAGTTCGAGCTGGTGCCACGCAACCCCACGACTGCGTCTGGAGCGGTCTATATGGCGGTTGATTATGACTACGATGACATTCCCTCTAGTAATGTCACCGAACTCATGTCCAACCACGGAGCCGTTGCTTCCGATGTTTGGACACCCACCACCCTTCGTGTGGATTGCGCCCGTATGAATCGCGATGTGCCCTACCGGTACGTCGATGAGGAAATACGGTGGCAGTCCACTGCCGCCCGTATGGTCTACGGCGGCTATCTGATGGTGGGTATTGCTGGCACTGCAGCCACAGTAGCCTTTGATTTGTATGTTGACTATTCAGTGGTGCTTGAGCTTCCTGCTCTTGTGACCACGTCGCTAAGCGTCACATACACTTATCCTGCAGCACAGGTCTTGCCTGCCGGTACGGCTACTGCCGTTACCGGCTTGCCTGGCCTGTCCGCCATTCGGTCGGTCCTGGCAGGCATTAATGGTACCCCGACGCTGGGCACCATGCCCGCTGGTTCACCGGCATATGCACTAGACTCCTCGTCAAGGGGTACACTTTCCCTTGTTGCAGCACTCGCAACTGCTGGGGCCCCTCCCAGCACTTACGCGACAGACACCACCTTCAACGCACTTGTTTACGACGCGTTTGGGACGCTACTTGCGAACTTGAACGCAGTGGCCGGTGTTATATCGTCCGTATTTCCTTCTCAGAATGCTGCGGGGTCTTGGGCCACGAATGGGGCTACCTCCTTTCAGGACTTCGTCGTCGACCTCCCCTTGCTTCGTGCAGCGTATCCGGCCGCAACGTACCTATTGCCGGTCATCACTTCTACGGCAGGGCGGACACTTTCCGTTAGCACCTCGCTCCTCTCCCGGTACACCAAGTACTAGGAAACCGCTTCTTCATAGCACCGATCCCTTGATCCAGCCATAAATCACCACCACTGGGGGCCCTTGGCGGATCTTTTCCTTTCAC